GTCGGTCATGGCCTGTCTACGGGCGCAGTTGTTGTTGTGTCGGCAGATGCAACCACCGATCTAGTGTTTGCAATCACGGCACAGCCTGCCACGGCGAACAACTTGATCCGCCTTGAATACTTCAAACTTAACATCAACTTCTGAGGTCGTTGATGCAAATCCCAATTTTGTCGGGCATCTACGCAGACGGATCGCCAAACTTTCGGACATCATATCCGAAAAACATGGTTCCTGTTCCTAAAGAGAATGGGATTTCGAAAGGCTATCTGCGGCCCGGCGAAGGGATCGTTGAACTAGGCACTGGCCCCGGCATCAGTCGCGGGGCCATTAACTGGAACGGCGAACTTTACCGAGTTATGGGGACTAAGTTTGTTTCCATTTCGTCGAGCAATGTTGTGACGGTGATTGGTGATGTTGGATCAGGTGGCCGAGTCACGTTTGACTACGGCTTCACCTATCTAGCGTTAACATCTGGCGGTCGATTGTATCTGTATGACGGCACCACACTGACACAAGTGACCGATCCCGATCTAGGCGTGGCTCTGGATGTGGTTTGGGTCGATGGTTACTACATGACCACAGATGGCGAGTTTCTTGTCATCACAGAATTAAATGACCCGTTCTCTGTGAGTCCGCTTAAGTATGGCTCGTCTGAAGTTGACCCAGACCCGATCAAAGCCATCTGGAAACTGCGCAACGAAATCTATGCGCTGAACCGCTACACCATTGAGGTGTTTGACAATACAGGTTCGGCAGGCTTTCCATTCCAGCGGATCAGCGGTGCGCAAATCCAGAAAGGCACAGTCGGAACCTTTGCCTGCTGCGTTTACATGGATGCAATTGCCTTTATCGGCGGTGGTCGGAATGAAGCGCCGGGCATCTATGTTGGGGCAAACGGAAACGCGCAAAAGATTTCGACCCGCGAGATTGAAGAAGTATTGCAGGAATACACTGAGGATGAGTTGTCGGTGTCTTACATTGAAGAAAAGATTGACCGGGCGCACAAGCACCTGATCGTCCACCTGCCGCGTCACACGTTTGTGTTTGATGGCGCTGCGTCAACTGTTCTGTCGATGCCCGTTTGGTTTTCGCTGTCGTCTACCGTTGTCGATGAAGACATCTGGAACGCAACAGAGTGCGTGTGGTGCTATGACCGATGGAACGTGGCGCATCCCACAACTACCCAATTTGGCTATCTTGTCGATAACATCAGCACACACTGGGGCGAAACCATCGGCTGGGAATTTGGCACGCTGATCGTCTACAATGCTGGCAACGGCGCTTTGTTCCATGACATGGAATTAGTCAGCCTGACAGGCTCAACGGCATTCGGTGTAGATCCCACGATCTGGACGCAGTATTCGGTCGATGGCATCACATGGAGCGTTGAGAAAGGCATCAGCGCAGGAACCATAGGACAGCGCAATAAGCGCCTAGTTTGGTTCCAGCAGGGGAACATGCGGAATATGCGGATGCAGCGCTTCCGTGGCACCTCTGACGCTCACATTGCCGTTGCAGCACTGGAGGCGCGGATTGAACCGCTGGCATTTTAATGGTTGATAACACGATCCCAACGCGCAACCAGATCGCTCGACTTGTCGGTGATGACCCGGCCATGATTAAGGCGCTGGAACGCTTGTTCATCGTCGCAAACGCTCTAACGCCAACCGAAATCACTACGCTGACGCAGTTAATCACTGATAACGAATACGCCACTGGCGCAGCCGATAACAAAGCAGATGTCGCAAGTTCTGAGACGCTCGCAGTGGCGAAGATGGTTTCTGATGTGTCTTATGCCGCAGGTGTTGCGGATAACAAAGCCGAAGTTGCGATGTCTATCGCTGTGGCTGCTGAACGAATGGCTTCGCTTGCCGCAACGCAGCCAATATTGCAGGAAGATCCTCGACTTGGCATTTTGGGCAGCATGGCGTTTCAAAACTCAAATGCGGTTTCCATCACTGGCGGCACTATCAATGGGGCTGCTATCGGTGGTTCCTCTGCCGCCGCCGGGGCGTTTACTACGCTGACTGCTTCAGGCCAAGTATCATTTGCAGATGGCACAGCTGCCGCTCCGTCAATTACCCATACAGGTGACCTTAACACTGGCGTCTTCTTCCCCGCTGCGGATACAGTGGCTGTAGTTACGGCTGGCACTCAGCGTGTGTATATCAACGGTTCAGGCAACGTTGGGATTGCTAACACTGGACCAGTAGTTCCATTGCATGTCACTGGTGCCGCAATGACCACTGGCGTTTTCTATAGAGCGCAGCCCGCACAGACAACAAAAGCCGCTGCGGCAACTCTGACTATTGCCGAACTTCTCACTGGCATTATTCAATACACGGGCGGTGCCGCAACATTAACTCTGCCAACAGGCACGAACATCGAAGGTGGACTGCCAGCTACATTCCCGACAAATATGTCTTTTGATGTGTCATTCATCAACACGGGGGGTGGACTTCTAACTATTGGCCCAAATGGCAATACTACTGTTGGGGCCATGACTATCGCAGCAGGAACGGCTCGCATACTGAGATTCCGCAAGACCGCTGCAAATACCTACACCGTTTACCGCATGAGTAGTTAAGGAGGCCATCATGGCAGTCACACCGAAGGTTTTAATTCCAGCCAAGCAGGCTGAAAACGCGCAAACCACACAATACACCGCCACGGCGGTTCGAGCGATCATTGATAAGTTTACGGTGACAAACACCAGCGCCGGGAACGTGTCGATTTCGGTCAACCTTGTGACGCTGGCTGGGGCGGCTGGCGCTGCCAACCTTATCATTGACGCCCGCACTCTAGTGCCTGATGAGACTTACACTTGCCCTGAGTTGGTTGGACATGTTCTGGAAAATGGCGGGTTTATTTCAACGTTGGCCAGTGCCGCTACGTCTCTAACAATTCGCGCTTCTGGAAGGGAGATCTCGTAATGGAAGACATGATGATTGAGTTTGGCTTGCCGAAGCAGAAAATTGTTTCGACATCGGAGAACCGCAAGAACCGCCAAGTGGTGATCGACGAGTGGAAGTTGGGGCCGGAAAAGGCATCGGTCGAACCATCAGCCAATGGCCCGTTCTGGAAGGGTGTTGCCGCTGCGTGGGACATGAGCGAGAAAGAGGCCCGCCGCCGCCTTTGTGCTAACTGCGATTATTTCCAAAATGATCCTATGATGCAGGCCAAGATGGAAAGCATCGCGCTAGACAAGTTTGACATGGATGGCGGTGGCCGAGGCTATTGCGAGAAGTTTGACTTTATCTGCCACAACTTGCGTGTCTGTCAGGCTTGGGAAGAGGACGATTGATATGGACTATCGCAGCCTTGCCAGCCAGATCGCAGTTGAAGAAGGTGTTGACCCTGACCTGTTTATGCGGCTGGTCGAGGCTGAGAGTTCATTTGATCCCAATGCCACATCGTCAGCGGGTGCGATCGGCCTGACCCAGTTGATGCCCGGCACTGCAAGTGATCTGGGCGTTGATCCAACAGATCCCGTGCAGAACCTTCGTGGTGGTGCGCGATATTTAAAGCAGCAATTGGATAGTTTCGGTGATCCAACACTGGCACTTGCTGCGTATAACGCGGGGCCGGGCAATGTGCGCAAATATGGCGGCATCCCACCATTTGAAGAAACCCAGAACTACATCAATCGTATCATGGGCATGGCTCCAACTGGGCCAAAACCTATGGAGACTGCACCAGCACAAGGTGATTTCGCCCGTGGTTTCCAGCCTGCCAAGACGTTCGCAGATCTATATCCAAAGCCAGTTGATCTAAATGCGTTCTATGATCCAGAGGCAATTCGGCAAAGGTATATGTTGACATGACAAACCTTGCTCAAAAGCCCATTGTCTGCGATACTGCGCGGGCTGAGACATTGGCCCCCCAGCAGGCGCTATCCGAAGTGGATCAGCCGTTGCTTGAAATCCAACCCATCCAAGATGTTCCTGCGATGCTAGATGGCATTGAATCCATGATGCTCAACCATGAGCAAGTGGACTGCCCAACGCAACATCATTTTGGGCCGGGCATCTATATTCGGGAATCGTTCTTGCCTGCTGGCACCTATGTCATGGGACACGCTCACAAATGCGAACACACAAACATCATGCTGAAAGGCAAGATGGCTGTGATCGTTAATGGCGAGGCTAAGGTTATTGAGGGGCCGTGCATCTTCATTGGCCAGCCCGGTCGCAAGTTTGCCTACATCATCGAGGACACGATCTTTCAAAACATTTATGCAACGACAGAAACCGACATTGAAAAGTTGGAAGACATGTTCGTTGAGAAAAGCGAAGATTGGAAAGACCTGATGGGTATGCACCAGATTGACTTGGCTGTTCACGAATATCTTGGGGGGAAAGTGGCATGAGTTTTGTCGCAGCGGCCATTGTCGGAAGCACTGTTGTCAGCGGTGTCATTCAATCTAAGGCAGCCAAGAAGGCAGCGGGTCAACAAGCAGAATCTGCCCAACAGGGCATAGATGAACAGCGCCGCCAGTTTGATGCTCTACAGGTGCTTATGAAGCCCTACGTCGGCACTGGGACGACCGCGCTAGGCCAGCAGGCGGCTTTGATTGGTGTGAGCGGTGCAGAGGCACAGCAGGCCGCAATCAATGCTATTGAACAAGGTCCAGAGTTTGCTGCTTTAACACGGCAAGGTGAAGAAGCTATCTTGCAGAGCGCGGCTGCGACTGGTGGCCTTCGTGGCGGGAACGTTCAGGGTGCATTGGCTCAGTTTCGCCCACAGGTTCTGTCGCAGTTGATCGAGCAGCAATACAATCGCCTTGGCGGTCTGGCGTCTATTGGTCAGAATGCGGCGGTTGGCGTTGGAAATGCTGGGATGCAGACAGGCACGAACATCTCTAACCTTCTGGCCCAACAGGGGGCTGCACGAGCTGGCGGAACGCTTGCATCTGGTCAGGCTTTTGGCAATGTAATCGGCAGCCTTGGTGGCGCACTAGGACGCGGCGCAGCTTATCAAGGCTTTACGCCACAGGGCGCGACAGCACCTCTGACATTCAATCAAGCAATGCTGGGGGGATTCTAAGTGGACCCGATCAACTACATCCTCGACGTAAAGAACCCTATCGAGGAAGCCATCAAGGGCTACACGATGGGCCGCAATGACATCGCCCAGCGTCAGGAGATGCAGATCCAGCAGCAGAATGCGGCTATGCAACAACAGGCGTTTGCAGATCAGCAGACTGCTTTGGCCGAGCAACGTGCCGCCGCAGCAAAGCAGCAGGCGCAGGCCGCAGCATATCAGCAAGACCTTATGGTTATGCGTGATGCAGCAGCAAGCGGAACGCTGACACCCGCGATGACAAACGCATTCAATCTAAAGTATGCGTCCAACCAAGCAGAAATCAAATCTGCTTTTGATGAAATGTCTGCTCCTAAAAAAGCAGAGCAAACGCAATTTGGCATCAATCTGGTTACAAGTCTGTTGAGCGGCCATGCGGATGTAGCAGAACAAATGCTAAATGAGCGCATTACTGCTGCTGAAAATGCAGGAAATGCAGAGGAAGTTGCAAAACTACGGGCAAATCTGAAGATTGTGCAGATGGACCCACATGCAGCGGCAGTAAGCATTGGTACAGCAATGACGGCAGCAGATGCAATTAAACCTGAAGTATGGAAGTCTATTCTTGAAGCAACTCAGCCTATTGGCCAAGACTTCCGTCCGGCAACACCAGAAGAGGCTGCGACCTATGGTGCAGTAGCTGGGCAGGTCAACGTCAAAACTGGTGAGTTCAAAGCAATAAATCCGCCAACTGGGTTTTCCATTACAACATCGCCAGAGGGTGGAACGACAGTTACCCAAGGGCCGGGAGTTGGCGGTGTTGATACTGGTAAACGTGCGCAAGACTACGTTTACACAACTGATGCGTCAGGTAAACAAGTTGCACAGCCTATTGCTGGAACACCTGCGGCTTTACAAGTTACCGAGACAGCAGGAAAGCTAGATTCTGCCGTTGCAGTTGGGAGCAATATGCTTTCAACAATAGAATCTATTGTTGGGCGACCCGCTGGAAATGGTCTGACTGCTGTCAAGCCAAGCCCAGCACTAGCTGGCATTTTGGGTTTGATTGAAGGAAGGCTTCCGGCAAAAACACAAGCAGAGGCAGATCTTCTTGCAAAGTATGAGCAAATTCAAGGCCAAGCATTCCTTGAGGCATTCAGCATCCTGAAAGGTGCTGGCGCAATTACGGAGCAGGAAGGCATCAAAGCAACACAGGCTTATGCGCGGATACAAAGAACACAAAGCCCAGAAGCCTTCGCGGCATCAATGAATGAGTTTGCGGACATTGTGCGCCTTGGGATCAAACGTGCGCAAGATCAAAAGATGGCATTGCCACAAGTCGCACCCGCGACAGCAGAAAGCAGTGGATTACCTCAATCTTTCTTGTCTGACCAATCTGCTATCGACGCAGCAAAAAATGCTGGCGTCACGCTTCAAGACATGTGGAACATCATGACCCCAGCAAATAAGGCGCGTTATGGCAAATGAAGCAATTGACTTTAACGCTCTTGCAGCCTTAGCCGCCGCTGCGAAAGCCGCGTCACAAGCAAAACAACAGCCCGCCCCGGCTGCTGAACCGACAACTACGCCAACAGATCGCCCATCTGCACTTGATCAACTAGTGCAACGTGGCTTCACAAAGGCCATTGCTACATATCAAGACGGACAAATTCTTGAAAACCCTGAAACGGGTGAGCGCGCATTTGTTTCGCCGGGTTATGTGACGCAGGATCAGCAAGTGATTGCTGGCATGATGGAAGGCACTTCCCCATCGGAAACACAACGTGGCCAGATGCAAGAACAGATCATTGCTCAGTATCCAGTGGCATCGCGGGCAGCAACGGCACTGCAGGCCGTGCCATTCGTGGGGTCTTATACTGACGAAGCAGTTGGATTGGTAAGTCCAGCGGCAGCGAATGCCATGACGCAAGCGGCGACTGCGGTACAGGAACGCCGCCCCGGTCAGGCCGCTGCTTTGGCTGTGGGCGGAACGCTTGCGGCATTGCCTGCAATAGTAGCGGCATCACCTGCGGCTGTTGGCGAGTTTATCGGCGGGGCGGCATCTATGGGTGGCCAGATGCTGCGTGGCGCGTTGTTGGGCGCAGCGGGTGGTGGGGTTGAAGGCACTGTTTCTGGCTATGGCCGAGGCACTGGGGAAACCCGCGCTACTGAAGCAGTTTCAGGTGGCCTTATGGGGACAGCGCTTGGCGGTGCATTAGGCGGCGCAATGCCGCTTGTTTCTGCTGGCATTCGAAGTGCATGGCAAAACATCAAGGGCCGCTCAGTTGGCCAAATTGCAAAAAGTTTGAACATCTCGACCGACGCGGCAAAGGTCGTGCGCACTGCTTTAGAAAATGATGACTTGACCGCAGCGGCAGCAGCACTGGACCGTGCTGGATCAAACTCAATGCTGGCCGATGCAGGCCCCGGCACGCAACGTCTTCTTGATGCGTCTGTGACATATGGCGGGACAGCGCCACGCATCGCTGGCGAGGCTGTAACGCGCCGCGCAGAGGATGCGGGCGCACGCATGACTGGGGTGATGGATAACATCCTTGGCGCACCAGAGGGCGTTGGAACGTCTCAGCGTGGCATTCGGCAAGGCACAGCGCAGGCGCGGAATGATGCCTATCGGATTGCCTATGCTCAGCCCATTGATTACGCTGCTGGTCGTGGGAAGTTTTTAGAAACGCTGTTAAGCCGCGTTCCCAAGTCGGCAGTTGATCGAGCAAACGAACTGATGCGCCTTGAGGGTGTTCAGAGTTCGCAGATTTTGGCAGAGATTGCACAAGATGGATCTGTGACCTATCGCCGTATGCCAGATGTTCGTCAGCTTGATTACATCACGCGAGCGATGGGCGATGTAGCCGAGGCTCAGAACGCTGCGGGAAAACTTGGCGGCACAACGCAACTGGGCCGAGCAACCAGCAATCTGCAAAAGACCATCCGCGATATTCTAAAGCGCGAAGTTCCAGCATATGGAACAGCGCTTGATGTTGCATCTGACGCCATCAGCCGTGTTCGAGCAGTTGAACTTGGCGCTGACATCTTGAGGCCCAGCACAACGCGTGAGTTTGTTCGAGATGCTTTGAAGGGCGCCAGCAAAGCAGAGAGAGATGCTGCAAAGGCAGGTTTCCGCAGTGCCATAGATGACACACTGGCCCGCGTAAACGCCGTGGCATCTGACCCAAACATTGAAATCAGAGAGTTCCAAAAACTTGCCAATAACCTTCGCAGCCGATCCATGCGTGAAAAGATGGAGACATTGCTAGGGCCAAAAGACGCAGACGCGCTTTATAGCCAACTTGACGAAAATGTTGTGGCACTAGAACTGCGGGCGGCAATTTCTCGCAACAGTGCAACGGCAGGCCGTAAAGCTATCCAAGAAACGGTTGAAGGAATTACTTCGCCAAGTGCCTTGTCGACGTTGATGGCAGGTGAACCTGTCAACGCAACAAAACGCGTTGTTCAGGTTATTACGGGAACAACGCCAGAGGCTCGCACATTGCGCCAGATGGGCATCTATGATGAGATTGCTGCGACACTGGTTAACCTACGCGGCCCGCAAGCGCAGATGGCTTTGAAGCTGGTTCAAAAGGCAATTGCTGGCGATGCTTTGACGGAAACTCAGGCCCGCATCATTGCGAAATCTTTGACCACACCTACCGCGACAGCGCTGTATGGATATGGGCAAGCAAAGGCACAGCAATGATGCTATCCAAACACCCCATTTTCGTGTTAAATGACACGCAAGGAGATCACAAATGACGCTGACGCAGCTTGCACCGCCCTATCCGATCTTCACCGACAAGAGCGGATCGCCGCTTGATAATGGCTATCTGTATTTTGGGACAGCAAACCTAAACCCAGAAACAAACCCGATCACGGTGTATTATGATCGAGGCTTCACCCAGCCAGTGGCCCAGCCTGTCCGTACATCCGCCGGGTATGTGATGCGGAATGGATCGCCCGCTACGATTTACGCCAACAGCCAGTTCTCTGTGACTGTACGCGACAAGAAAAAGGCACTGGTGATTTATAGCCCAGTTGGGTTTGGAGTTGTACCGGGAATCCCATTTGCTACGTTTGATAATGCTGCAAAAGATGTCACAGCGTTACTGGCTAACGTACAATTCACCTATTCGGCGGGTGTTCCGAATACAGTTCAAGTTGCTGCTGGTGATATTTTGCGCACACTTGCAGAGGGTTTTGCATATCAGGTAGCCGCTTCTAGCGCGATAGACCAACATATTACTACAGCAGGCGGTGTTAAACTATATGTGCAGCCTACGGGCGAGGGTTACAATGTTAAAGCATTTGGTGCCAAGGGTGATGGTACTACAGATGACACATCTGCTATCCAAGCTGCCATTAATTTTGTATCTGCTGGCGTACCCAGTGGCCAAGAGTTCCCAAGATTACGGCCATCTAAGGTATTCATTCCGGGCGGCGATTACAAAATTACGTCAAGTCTCATTATAAGTCGTCAAATTTGGCTCACTGGTGATGGGTCTTGGTCAACTCGTTTGATCTGTACTACGTCAGGTGCCTCTTTCTATGCAATTACTATGGTTCCTACTGTTCTGAAAATTTGGGGATCAATCATTGAAAACCTTGCTATATATTGCAAAGGTGGGACAACAATATGCTCTGGCATTTTGACAGGTTCTCTAGCTCCCTTAACAATCAGCCAATCAGTCTATCAGAATATAATCATAGCAGATTGTGCAACTGGGGTATATATCGGAGACGGGGCTGGCGGAAACGGTGACAACACATTCTACAACAATAGGTTTTTTAACTTCAAGATTTGGGCAAATGGAACAAATACTATAACGCAATACGGTATGCGTATGAGCGGGGCAGTATATAATACCTTTGAGGGTATAGAAGTAACTGGAGTTGGTAATTCTGCATACGCATTTTATTTGCAAGCTGCATGGAATACCTTTACGCAGATAGCTTGCGATGGTGTTTCCTATATGGATATACTTGGCTCATCTTTACGAGATTTTACTGTTGAGGGTATTTCTGCAACAACTCCAGTTTCACCTAGTGTCTTGGAAGTAAATCGCGCAAGTATGTTACAAAACATTACTTTTATAGGTTGTCCAACAAGTAAAACGCCCTATGGGTTAGCTGTAATAAACACAGACAACTCAGCATACACAATAAGCAATCTTAACCTTATCAGCCTTAATGGTAGTGCATCTGGAAACCCAAGTTATCCATTTCTTGCTGCTGCTGGATCAAAAGGAACTTTCCAAAATTTCACTACAGACTATCCAGTAGCGCTTCGTTTTGATCAATATTCAAGCGCAGTAACGCAAAGTCGCTGGAAGTTTTCAGGAGCGCCTGACCTAACATATAATACAGATTTTTATGATGATCGCGGAAGCGCACTGTTTGTCGCTGCAACATCGGTAACAGTGACTTTGACAAAAACGCAACCAGACACAAGTTATTTTGTAACATTAGGTTCGCAGGCAAACAAAACATTCTGGATAAGCAGCAAAACTACTACTTCTTTTGTGCTTAACTCGTCTGCGGTTAGTTCTGATACAGTCGATTGGATACTTAAGAGGTAGCATATACCAATAGACTAAAAGAAAAGTGTAACCCTATGAAATGGTAAAGTAGGAGTCTAAAATGCCAAGAACATCAGTATCAGCCACTGCACAAAATACGTTCTCACCAGCAATTCAAATTGTTGGCAGCTTTGACATCTCAATCAGCGGGACATTCTCTGCAACCGCAACGGCGCAGCGTTCTGAGGATGGAACAAACTGGCGCGATGTAAAGTCATGGACAGCGCCAGCAGAAGAGACGGGTTATGATCCAATTTTGATGTATTATAGAGTTGGTGTAAAAACTGGGGGCTATACCTCTGGAACTGTTGTTGCGTACATCAACGGATATGATGTTTGGCCTAACCGTTTGTGAGGTAGTCATGCTTGTAACAGGCTCAGTTTTTTCACAGGTTTTTAAATCTGTGATTCCAGACGCAAATTGGAGTCCATCATCAATTTTTTATGGTGGCGAACCCGGCGTCTGGTACGATCCTTCTGACATCACTACTTTGTTCCAAGATAGCACAGGACTTCTTCCTGTAACTGCTGCTGGGCAGACTGTAGGTAAGATGCTGGATAAGTCTGGGCGCGGAAATCATGCTACACAAGCCGTGCCCACGCAGTGCCCAACCTATCAAGTTGACGGCAGTGGTCGCCCATACCTGTCGTTTGATGGCGTGGATGATGGAATGGTTACGCCTACTATTACTCCCGCCACAAATAAACTACAGGTGTTTGCTGGGGTGAGAAAGCTAAGTAATGCTGTAGCATACGGAACAGTTGCAGAAATGACTGACCTTGGTTTTGGAGCTGGGCGATGGGGTTTGTTTGCACCATCAGGATCACCTCCATTTGATTTGTTCGATACTTTGGGAACTGCCTATGTTACCAACGCCGCATCAACTGCCGCCCCTAGCACAAATGTTATGACAGGTATTTCTGACATAGGCTCACCATTTTCTAGCATAAGCATCAATTCTGTGGTTATTTCATCTTCTACTGCAACTCAAGGAACAGGCAACTACAGCGCAAACATTATCTATATTGGTCGCCGTACTGGCACAACTCTTCCATTCAATGGACGACTATACAGTCTAGTCACACGCTTTGGATCTAACCTAACAGCAGGACAGATCGCTTCTGCCGAAAGCTGGGTTAATGGTAAAACGGGGGCATATTGATGATCCGCATCCAGATTACATTGTGCTAATTTTAGAAATTAGTCAAACTTTAGCAACTGAATAAGGAACACAACGTGGAACTTAACCCGCAGGTCATCATCAACATCATCACTGCAATTGTTCTGAGCGGCATTGGCTGGTTCGGTCGACAGGTATGGGATGCGGTTAATGAACTGCGCAAAGACCTTCACCAGCTTGAAGTTGATTTGCCAAAAAACTACACGACCAAAGACGACTTCACAGCAGCCATGCAGAAGGTTAGTGATGGCCTACAGCGCATTTATGATAAGTTAGACAACAAGGCTGACAAGTCGTGAGACTGATCAACGAAATCATTTTGCACTGTACTGCCACCCGGCCAGAGTGGATGGACGGAAAGCGTACCAGCGAGAAGGTTACAGAGGTGCGGCGCTGGCACGTTGAGGATCATGGCTGGAAAGACATTGGCTATCATTTCCTAATTGATCGAGACGGTACTGTTGCTAAAGGTCGGCCAATAGAGCAAGTTGGCGCACATACGATGGGCCACAATGTTGGGACTATCGGAATCAGTTTATTCGGTGGCTATGGATCTGCCGCAAATAACAAGTTCGCAGACTATTTTACACCACAACAGGACGCGGCGCTGCAAAAACTGATAGGCTTGCTAACGGCCATTTATAAAATTGCAAAGGTAAGTGGGCATAATCAATACGCGGCCAAAGCATGTCCGGGCTTCTATGTTCCGGGATGGTTTGGAAAAGTATCATCTGCAAACATGAACGGATAGAAAAATGAAAACTGAAGAAATTGCTGGACTTGTACGGGCCTTGGTTGCGGCTCTGGGCGGTTATCTTGTTGGGCAGGGCCTGCTGGACTCTGAATCCGCAATGACCATTGGCGGGGCTGTTACGACGATTGCGATGGCCATTTGGTCAATCTACTCCAAGCGCAAGGCAGTTTGACATGGACGGTCTTTACGCAAACATCGCAGCTAAGAAAGCTCGTATAAAAGCTGGCTCCGGCGAAAAGATGCGCAAGCCCGGTGCTAAGGGTGCGCCAACTAAGGCTGCATTCGTCGCATCTGCAAAGACTGCAAAGCCTGCCAAGACGGCGAAAAAGAAATGAAAGATAGTCGGTTGGAAAAAGTGGGTGTGGCTGGCTACAACAAGCCTAAGCGCACACCAAACCATCCGACGAAAAGCCATGTGGTTGTCGCCAAGGAAGGCGACACCATCAAGACGATCCGCTTTGGCCAGCAAGGTGTTAGTGGATCGCCTGCCAGGAAGGGTGAAAGCGAGTCCGACAAGAAACGCCGGGCATCGTTTATGGCCCGCCATGCAAAGAATATCGCCAAGGGAAAGATGAGCGCAGCGTTTTGGGCGGCGAAAGAAAAATGGTGACACTTCGCCTTTGCATTACATACGTTTTTGTTTTCATCAGCGCACTGGTGACAAGTTGGTTTGGTGGCAGAAAACAGGGCGAAACTGACGCCAAAGTGAAGGACTTGCAGGAATATGCTGACACTCGGAAACGGATGGACGAAGTGGGCCGCATGTCTGACGCTGATGCTGCTGCTGCATGGTTGTACGAGCGTTCCAAGAAATAGCATCTGCGATGGCACGATCCAAAGCAGGACGAACCATGCGGCGTCACTGGTGGCGGATGGTGGCTCGCAGTCACTGGTCACGGGCGCATTACTGATCCAACAGATCGACGCCGGGTGTGGAGAATGACGCCCCGGCAGCGCGAAATTTACGACCTTGTAAACAAACTCGGCGGCAAACGAGCTGCCGCAAGAGAGTTGAATTTAGACCCAAAAACCATTCGTCATGCCTACAATGTCGCAGAGGCATGGATGAATGCCGACGATGGCGTCAAGGCTGCTTTGGAAACTACTGGCCTATCGATGGAGACAGGCAAGCACGGCTGGCGCCGCGTTCAGAACAAAGAGACAGGATCATGGGACAGTGTATTCTGGAAGGCAGAAAGCCTTAAGGATGATCTAGCAACTTGGGCTGAGTTATTCAAAGAAGCCCTTGGCTCTGTTCCTCAGCCTCTTCTTGCTCCAATACCAGACAATGTTTCCCATGATCTCTTGCCTCGTTACCTAATTGCCGATGTGCATTTTGGAATGAGGGCTTGGAAAGACGAGACGGGTGCGGAGTATAACATCGCAATCGCCGCACAACGCATGAGTGAAGCATCTGCAATGCTAATCAATGCTGCTCCTTACACTGATCGTGCAATTATTTTGAACTTGGGAGACACGCTCCATCAGAATGACAGCAAGAACATGACGCCAACCAGCAGCCACATTTTGGACGTTGGTGGGCGCTTTGCAGAGACGGCACTGGCTGCGGTCCGAGCGCACGTTGCGATGATTGAGGCGGCAAAGGCAAAGCACAAGCATATTGAAGTTGTTGTGTTGGCTGGCAATCACGACCCTGACTTTACGCCTATGTTAGCAATCGCATTGATCATGCGCTACGAAGAAGACGAGCGTGTTACTGTGCATTGGAACCCAGCTAAAATGTGGGTCATGGAATTTCACCGAAATATGCTGACGGCGCATCACGGCGACAAAACCAAGCCTGAACGGTTGGTGATGCAAGTGGCTGATGTTCATGCGTCGATCTGGGGCAGGACACACTGGCGCTATATGGACACGGGCCACATACACCAAGACAGCGCCAAAGATATTGGTGGGATGTTCTGGGAAAGCCATCGAGCAATCACAACGCGGGACGCAGCCGCTGCTGGCTTTGGCTATACGGGGCGCAGCACAATGAAGTGCATAACAGTGCATTGTGAACGCGGTGAGGTTATGAGGCACACCGCGTCCATAGGGTAATGCGTGGCCTTGGCTGGGAAGATAAGCAGCCTTGCCACGCTGCGGGTGTTTTGAAGCCACCGCCCGCTGGGCCTATTTACATACCACGAAGCCACTGTTCGACCAATGGCAGATATTTGTGATCTTCCCCGTATTTCTCCACCCAAGATGCTTTGCCATTGTGGATCGCATCTGGGCCATCCTGATGGTGTGACTTGCAAAGTGGGATCACTTCAAAGTCACTGGCCTTAGCTGACCCGTAGCGGCCGCAGATCACATGATGGGCATCGCTTGGCCCATGCCTCAAGCAGATCACGCAGGGCAGTTGTTTGACGCGGGCAAGATGCGCCCGCGTCTTGGCTGTGCCACGCTCGGCCTTGGGTTTCTTCTGACCCAGTGGGCCGCGTTGTCCTAGGTCAGCCATCTTTCCCACTTCAAGCATTGCACATTGTTTTTCTGCGCCATTTCGTAGAGGTGGGCAACCTTTGCTTTAGACTTCTTGGCCCGCTGTATGGCCGCTTCAATACGGTCTTTTTCTTCATACAGCGGCGGCAGTTTAGCATAGGCTGCGGTTTTCATAAACGGCTTAAGTATCCAGTGCATATCACATCCCCAGCGCTGAGCGATACATGGTCTCGATTGCTTCTTCTTCAGCCAGATCATCGGCGCGTTTCTTCCGCAGTGCCACGACCTTGCGCAGAACCTTTACGTCAAAGCCTGATGATTTTGCCTCGGCATAGATCGCTTTGCGCGCCTCGGTTTCATCTGCGATGGCGGCATTCTGCGCCTCGATGCGTTCCACAATCTGGAGCAGTTCTTGGTTAATGTCTTGCATGTCAGTTCCTCGGTTTGGTTGTTGGAAGAGCTTTGAGCACGGCTTTGCCTTCGTCAGTCAATCGCCAATGGTTGCCCACAGTTTCAACCGTAAAAAATGGGCTGTCATCTGGAGCATCTACACGTTCAGCCCATCCGACTAGTTCAAGGCTGTAAAGCGCAGCGCCATGAACACCGCTGTGAATTGATGTGAAGACTTCTTGCCCATATTGCTCAATATCTTTGAGCGCTTGCCACCTCGTGGCGTTTAGTCTTGGTTTCATTTGCTCTCCTTTTCAGACCACACGACACCATGCCGTGCGCCATATTCAAAAATGGTCTCAATCAGATCAGACATTTGTGGCTTGGTCAGCTTTGACGATCTGAACCCTAGCGGGAATGGGCCTGACCCATCCAAGCCTTCCGCAAATGCCACCTGATGGCCTAGCGAATGTAGGAAAGCGCACTTCCAAGTCTCAGGCGTCCATTTTCGGCCTTCTGGGCGGGCCATTGCCACATCGGTCAGCATGGCCCACATCTTGTCGTTTTGTTCCAAGGTCCGATCACCGCCCGCGATGGTAACTGTCGAAAGGTCTGGCGCTGCGTCTATAAGCTGGTGAGCATAGAGGCGCTGCCGTGGGCCTGTGAGGCGGATCTTGTATGGCATTAGCCCGCGCCCTGATTGGTCCAGTATGAAACCATCACCGAGCTGACCTCATCGCGCGGGATGTCCAGTTCCTGCGCCACCTTGTCCAGCGTCATGGATGGAATGGCATTCCACATTCCCCCCGCTTCGTCCTCGATGCGTTCATAGGTCGCAATGATCAATTTGGAATTAACCATTGAACTTCTCCCGCAGCTGCTGAAGTTTCATTTCTAAATCGCCCAAGAACTTGATTACCTCAGCCTTGATGTCTGTCTGCGTTGCGTGATCTGCGTGGACCCGCTGCATCCAGAAATTCATATCGCCCGGCATTCTTGGATCGAAGCTGACGAAATCACACCATTCTCGGCCAGTGCACATCATCTGCACCTGCATCTGGATCATGTATTGAGATGGAACCTTGCCATCCAGCAGCGTCTCAATGTGGGTGGCAGAGTTTGGGCATTTGATTTCGATCAGCCCATCCGATCCCACCAGCCCGTCAGGTGATGCACCGAATCCCGCAATGGTCGGGTGCGGGATAAATCCTGTCTCCGCAACCGTTTCACCCGTCATCAGTTCATAGGCCATGCGGGCCTGTGGTTCGGTATCTGTGCCATGCTGCATGGCCGCGCTGGTGAAGCCTTTGACAGAGGTTTGCGTAAGCCGCTCGGTGATAAGCTGGGCAAGATAGTTAGCTCGGCTGGCCGCATATCCAGACTTTGTTTTGGCCATTACATCGGCAGTGCGGGATGCTGTGACACATCCCAACCGCGCTGCGAACCATTCTTCACTGCGCTGTTCCATTTGCCACCCCCAATGCTGCTTTTTTTGTAAGCATGGCGATTGCGTCGATCGCTTGCTT